GCATCGTCTGTCGGGCTCCATCGTTCCCCCGGGAAGAGCCATGAGAGTCCGGATTACTGCTGCATCAATGCACAGGACTACGTTCGCTCTGGCGACATCTGGAAACGCGTCCCTGCGATTCGCTCGCATTTGATCTTCGGCCTGAAAAAGCTTCAGTCTGATGAGTTCCGGCCTTCTCAGGTGATTACAGCACTCTTTGAGTCAGTGCCGTTCTTCTGTCAGGCCCGGACGATTCAGACTTTCTTGCGACTTCATGCCAAGAAGATCGAAAAGGAAGCGTTCGGTCGGAATTTGTTCCTTCCCGTCTCTCTCGGTGGCCTTGGCCAAGAGAGGCCAGTCCTCTGGCACGATACGGTCACTCCGTTTCAGTTCTCTGTCGCCGAGAAGCTCATCCGTCAGACTCCGTTCTTTGACTACTCTTTTGGTCCGAAGATCGATGTGGTCGTCCGTCCGAACCCCTCGGGTAACCCTTGGGATCAGGTCACGGCTGCCCCAGTCGAGTCCTGGACAAATCGGGATAATCTTGAACTCGAGTCGTTCCAGAAAAGAGTTTCTCGCCGTCATCTCGTCACTGATCTCCCTGTCTTGGCAACGATTTGCCGTTGCGGCTCCGTTCGGTATCATGGAACCAGCAAGTGTAACGGGCCCGGATGTTTTAAACCGTCCCGCCGTTGCCCGGCGGATCTTGGCCGTTGGGAGACGCAGAGATTCCGTTATCGGTGTACGACCTGCTTCGACAGTTGGGGTCAACTCCTCGATGAGAACTTTCCGTGCACTCACGGTGAAGAAAAATGGATCGAGCGGAGATCGTACAAATGCGAGTGCCATGGTGAACTGGATGAACCGGTCGGAGAGAGGCAACCCCTTTCGGAGGCCGATCTTCGGTCTTACTTTCGTCCAGTCCTCGTTTCCAGACGTCAGCGCCCTGAAAAGGCGTCCCTCTCCCGTGAACGGCAGATGCGGACCTGGGAGAATCGGTTGGTTGACCTGGCGGATCCGTTGTCGGCGCCGTGGAAGATCCCCCTTCCTAAATAAGATGGCACGCCTAGCTCTCGGCGTAAAATGGAGCGGCCATGTGAAGGAAAACACGTATATGCGCATTCGTGCGGTCATGCAAAAACCATGGGGTTCTGTGTTCATTGCCCAAAACGCTTCGTGGCCTGGATGGCCCAATTGCGTACTAAGTCCGTCTGCGAACATGACAGTAGGGAAACCGAATTACTCTGTTCTCGGTTCGGGCGGAATGTCTACAGACTGCACGGGCAACGGTGCTAGGTCACAGGATGAACAGTCGCTCTTGACCGGAGGTATCCCATACTAGGTCATGGAACACTCATCGGAGGTCAAACCTCAAAACGTCGGCCAGCAGGTGGTTGACGAACATCTTCGCAATCTGCGCAGACTTCTCCCAGACGAGCGCGTTGCCGCTTGGTCTGAGCAACGGTACGCCGAGGCGCGTGCAGCCCACGCCCGCCAACGCTCTATCGATAACGAGCTCCGGCAGGCAGAAGTTTCGCGTCAAAAGAAGGAACTTAAGCTTCGTATGAACAAGCAGAAGGTCCTCCTTAAGGAGCAGATTGAACGGGAAGCAAAGGAGAAACGCGAGCAGGAACGAATCGCCAAACTGGAAAGACAGCGGATGGCAGCAATGTCTGAAGCTTACCATCCGAATGGTATTCCGCCTCCTCCCCCTCTCCCCTTCTCAACGATGCCGGATTTCTGTGTCTGGATCGAACAGCATAATTCTCAGCCTGTCGTCTATTATGACTTCGCGCGGCCGGGAGATGCGCGGGTAGAATTCAAACCCCGTAACCTTTGAATCCTTGCGTCCAGTCGGTAACTGGTTGTTTGTCTTCCCTCGACGTAAAATTGGGGGCTCGAGCGAGCCACAGGGGCGAATTACTCTGTCATCCTAGGATGGCATGACAGTAGCCTCAAACTCCGTATTCCCAGATTCGTTAACGGGCGTTTCATTGTACGAGAACATTGTCTTCCCTCGACGTAAAATTGGGGGGTGCTACCACACCCACAGCGTTAGACGGCAACCGCCAGCCGCTGCATGGAGTGGGTTCCACGATTCACTGCCCAAAATCAGCTTGCCTCAGGGCCGAAGCTGTCGAGGGACCGCGTGTGCACCACAAGCTCTGACTCGTCTCATTAACCCGTATGTGTGGCAGCCTAGACAAGCTGTATTGGGGGTGTCGGAGTGCACACGTGGCCTTTGGTGGCCGGAATTGCGTGCTAAAACAAATGCCTACAGACTGCACGGGCAGGGGG